TTTGCTATGAAGCGGCGTTATCCGTTGGCATTTGAATCTGCTATAGGATGTAATGCATCTGGTAAAGATTGGGAGAAATTTACCCAATTCTTTAAGTGGAAGGACAGAATGGTCAACGGTGACTACAAAGCCTTTGACAAGACAACAAACCCGCAATATGTTATGGCTGCGTATAAGTATTACTCATACATGTTGCGTAAGTGTGGATGTTCAGCCGACCACATTGCCATTGTTGAGTCTATTGCAACAGAAGTTGCTAATCCTATGTATGATGTGTGCGGGGTCATTGTTGAAGTTTGCGGGTCTTTACCATCTGGTGTTCCAGGTACTACGGATGGAAACAATGAGGACAATAGACTTAACATCCGGTCGTGCTATTATGCCCTGCATGGATGGGAAAAACCATTTGGTAATGAGTTGCCACTGTTCTGTGACAGAGTGCGCTTGTTGTGTTATGGAGATGACAACATAATGAGCATATCACCAGAAGAAACACGTCTTGACCACACTACTATACAAGAGGAGTCTGCTAAGATGGGTTGGACCTATACTATGGCTGACAAAGACTCGGAGTCAGTTCCTTTTATACACATTGATGACTGTGAGTTTTTGAAGAGGACGTTTAGATTTCACGAGGATCTTGGTGCCCATGTTGGGGCCTTACAAATAGATTCAATATCAAAGTCATTGCACATGAAGAAGAAGAATACTCCTTTGTGTGATGGTGAGCTATTGGCCAATGTTGTTCAAGGTGCCTTATCTGAGTTCTTCTTGCATGGTCGAGAGGAATTTGATATGAGAGAGGCACAATTGCGCGAGATTGTTAGTGCTATGGATTTGAAGATGAATCCACAACCTTCCGCATTTATACAATGGCCCACATATGAGTCTTTTGTTGAAAGGTATAATGACACTCAAGCCATATCGGATATTTGGGTTGAATCGAGTGACATGCGAGCGGAAAGCCGTGTGGTATACGACCAACCCCTTACAGATGAAGAAGTGCATAGCATGTTGTCCTTAGCCCTAACGATTGGGTTAAACGTTTTGATGTTTTGGGGAGGCCATGCTGGTGGTTTAGGTCGCGAGCATTGGAACTTCTTCCGCACATTACCGTTCATCCTTTGGGAGTCATGGATGTGGGTGTTTGAGCGTTTGTTTGAGGTGGTTGAAAGCATAGTTCATTGGTATGAAGACATCAAGTGGAGAAGATACCTCAATGAGGAAAAGATGGTGCAGCAATCTGGGAAAAAACATGCCCCAGTGATTCGATATGTGCCCCAGTGGGTTTACTATGTATTGTTGGTCAAGTCTGAACGCAGGAATGGGCAAATTGATTTTTCAAATTATGTTGTTGATTTTAAGAACGAGTTGAGCGTGTGGAGGAACCGTATGCGCTCAGTCTTGTTAATTATTCCATCCGAGGCCCAGGATTTTAGGAGTCGAGTTTCACTTCAGGGGGTGGCCCTGAGGTGTGTTGGCTACGAATTGCGGATGTTGCTTTATAATGAGGGGCAGACTATCCGGGTTCACTGCCGTGGGAGCGATCGTAGCAGATATGGGCGGCTATCTGTTGGCGAACGAGCCGATGAGGTACGAAGGACGTACTATCGTGTTTGTAAAATGTCACAAGCGTGGATGATTCTGCAGATCCATAATTCTCCCCTGCGCGACTTACTTGGTCGCGATGTACTATGGAGTTTGTTGGAGTCTACAGAACCAACCTATGAATTCATTTCCGCTATTGAATTCTATCAACTGGGCGGTTATCAAGCACAAGCTGACCAGTTCGAATATGAGAATC